CTCTAAAGCTTCTTGTTTAATTGATGAAGCAGGGCTTTGCACTCCTGGTGTAACAGTCACTGAAGAAACACAAGTAGACATTACAGAACAAGACTTAGGCACTGAGATTGTCACAACTACTACAACTACTGTTACTACAACTACAGAAACTATTACAAATCCAAACTCTGATAATATTCTTAATGGCTCAAACGGATATGTAAACTCATCAAAAGAAGGTGACATGGATATTGATTGGGGCGGTCAAGGACCTGCAAGCATGCCTACAGGAAACAATTGTTATGGATTAGGTTCTGATAAATGTGCACAAATTACAGGTAGTGGCAATAGCACGTCGACAATGGGTGTTGCAGGCATGGGTACAACATTTATTCAGACTGTAGATATTTCAGATTTAAATATACAAAAAGGTGGAGAAGTGAAATATTCCATCGAGGTAGATAAACAAGATGCTCAAGATAGAATATACATGCACATCACAGGTCTTAACGGATCAAACCAAGTCTTTAGTGGAACTGATATCCTGTCTGAGACTGGAGTTGCTTCAGGGTATCAATCATACAATGGGACTTTCGATTTTGCTGGCGTTCTAAATAGACTTACAATTGAAATAGGTGGTAGAGATATCAACTTGGCGGTTGGCCCAGTCTTTGATGATGTGAGTGTCGATGTATTTTACAACGTCATAAGCACTGTAATAACACAACAAATTACTACCCTTGAAGAAATTTATTATCTTAACCTTTTTGATACCGTAGAATTAGAGTTTGTAGAAGAGGTATTTGAGTTTAATGACATTATTGTAGAAGACGGTTTTGTAGACTTTGTTCCGATGGAGCCTGAAATGGAGGAGATCTCTTACGAGACTGTAGAGTTAGAAATACAATTTGAAATGGATTTTGACATGGACTTTGCACCCCCACCTCCTATGGAATTTGCACCAATGCCAGAGCTTGTTGTAGTAGAGATGCCTGTCAATGTAGAAACAGTAACTTTAGAGATTGAAATGGAGATGGAGTTGGATTTACCACCGCCTGAAATGATAGCATCAGTTGAAGAGATACCACCTCCTATGGAAGATATGCCTCCTCCACCTGAGATGGAAGAAACACCACCACCCATGGAAGCAGAAGCAGAACCAATAGAAATTGAAACAGAAGAAGCTCCGCCACCGATGGAAGAGACAAAAGAAGAGGTCCCTGTAGAGGAGACTGAGCCTGAAACTGTTGAAGAAGAGACTAACGAAAAACCTCAAGAAGAATCACAGGAACCAGAACCAGAAGAACAGCCAGAACCACAAAAAGAAAAAGATCAAGAAGAAGAGCAAGAACCAGAGAAACCATCAAAGCCTAAGGTATCAGAGAAAGAAAAAGCTGCCACAAAAATTGTAAAGAAGATTGATGACAAAGCTAGATATGATGATGCTGCACAAATGAAAACATTAATAGTTATGCAGATATTAGGTAATACTAAAACATTCTTTGACACACAATCTATTATTGTAGATACAAACGTTGAACAATATTTAAACAAGACAATAGAAGATGAGTATGGTATTTTGTTTAACATGGCACAAGATAATATGATGACGGAGATGATAAATGGCCAGTATTGAGTATTCGGGTCTTAAGGTATCTGGAGGTAAAATATTTGCTATCTTCACCTTATTAGGTGCATTAGGTGGTGCTGCATGGACTGGCTTTACTTTTTATCAGGATTATCTTGACATGAAGGAGAAGATTACTCTGTATACCGAGCCAGACCTCTCTCAATATGATGAGGGCATGGCTGTATTAAAATCAGAGATAGATATGATATTGCAAGAAATAACCATAATCAGTGACGTGGCTAGGGACATGCGTTCAGATATGAAGGCGGATCTTCGTCAACAATCTGGAGATATTCGACACATAACTGAAATTGTTAATGACGTGGAAGATAGGCAAAAAGAAGATAATAGAGAACTTCTTAATGAAATGAAATTACTTGAAGAAAGCCTTGACTTAAAGATCAATAAGGCTTTAAATAATCCACTAACCGGTATGTCCGCAAAGTCAAAATAGGAGGTAACTATGTGCGATTGTAAAACAGATGAGGATTGTGTATGTCGTTTAAGATCGAAATAAAAACAATATTGCCGTATGTTGTGCTTATCGCAACGATAGGCATGACTTGGGGCATGTGGTCAGAGCGTCTTAATGCAGTTGAAAAAAAGGCAGATAGTGTTGCACAAATGCAACAGGACATAGCTGTAATTAAATCTAAGATTATACAGATGGACGATAAGATGGCATGGATAGAAGAGTTTCTAATTAAGACAACAGACTTCTAATGGCTATTTCAAGATCACAAATGAGACAACAGGTATCCAAGCCTGGTATGAAAAAAATTAAAAAAGTAGCTAGTGCGCTACGAAAAGCATCAAAAAAACACGCTAATCAAGCAAAAAAATTACAAGGTTTATTAAATGGCAGACCCAAAAAAAGGAACCGGAAAAAAGCCTAAACGCTCCGGTAGAAGATTATACACAGATGAAAACCCTAAAGACACTGTTAGTATTAAGTTTGCTACACCAACTGACGCAAGAAAAACAGTTGCAAAAGTGCGAAAAATTAAAAAACCATTTGCAAGAAAAATTCAAATACTTACTGTCGGCGAACAACGTGCTAAAGTTATGGGCAAGACAGAAGTTGCTAATATATTTAAAAAGGGTAAAATAAGTTTAAGGAGAAATAGAAAATGACTAAATTATGTCCAAGAGGTAAAGCAGCCGCTAAGCGGAAATTCGCTGTCTATCCCAGCGCATATGCTAATGCCTATGCCTCTAAAATCTGTGCTGGTAAAATTAAAGATCCAAGCGGTAAAAAACGTAAAGATTTTAAAGGCCCAAAAAGAGCTATTGGTGGTATGTCTATTTCTCAACAACGTAAGCAGGTTTCTGCTGATCGTAAAGCAAGAGGCGGAGCCAAAGGGGTAAGAATGGTCGCTGCAGGTTGTGGAATGGTTGCTAGTAATAGAAGAAAAAAAACCAAACTACTCACAAAAGCGGCTTAGGAGGTAATCATGCTAGATTCAATCAAAAGTAAATGGAGCGCTTTAAACAAAAAAGGCAAAATAATTGTCGTTGTTGTTGGAGTCGTTGCAATATACGCAATATCACAGATAGTATAATATGTCTGGCCACAAAGGATTAGCGAAGTGGTTTAAGCAGGATTGGAGAGATATAGGCTCTCGTAAGAAAGATGGCAGCTTCGCTAAGTGTGGCAGATCCAAACAAAAAAAAGACGCTAAACGAAAGTATCCTAAATGTGTCCCCGCATCTAAAGCAAGAGCAATGTCAAAGGGACAAATCAAATCAGCAGTTTCAAGGAAACGTGCCGCAGGTAATGTAGGCCCAAAACCCACAAACGTTAAAACAATTGTCAAGAAAAAAACACGCAGAAAAAATTAAGCTTGACGTAATTGAATGGTCTAAGCAGGTCTTAGAACCCATGAATAAACACTTAGGTTTTCCAGCATGCCCGTTTGCAGCCAAATGGAGAAAAGACGGTAAATTAAGAATAGAGGTAAGAATTGACAAGTCTAAGTATGAGAAACATCTCACTAACTTATTAAAAGATTGGAACAAAAAACAACATGACATTTTAATTTTTTGTGACCCGTATTATGATCAATACACATTAGAACAGTTTCAAGAAAAAATAGATTTCTATAACAAAACATACAACCGACGAGATGTTTATTTTATGGGTTTTCATCCTGATAATCCTGCTACTGTTGAAGAGCAAGAGTTTTTAGTTGAGCCTACAAATGCAAACACTTATGATAATCCAATACCGTACTCGATGATGTTAATACAGAAATTTAAACAGCTTTACGAAGCAAGTTGCAAACTACATAAGATAGGTTATTATAAAAAGTGGCCTCAGGAATACTATGATGAGGTCGTTGCAACAAGGCAAGAAACGTACGAAAAACTATTTAAAAAAGGAGCTCGTAATGATTAATAAACAAAAAATGGGAATGATGATGGGTGGCAAGAAAAAGAACGCCATGAAAAAAGGCGGCAAAAAAAAGAATGTCACTAAGAAACGCGGCGCAGTCAAAAAGCGTGGCGGCGGCATGAAGCCAAAGATGTAATATGGCTACCTCGAATACCACCACTTTTAATCTTAGTTTTGATAGCATTATTGAACGTGCTTATGCTCGTTGTGGTAAGTCTATGAGAACAGGTTATGATCTAAGAGCAGCAAGAGATAATTTAAACTTGTTGTTTTCTGAGTGGGGTAATCGGGGTATTCATTTATGGAAAGTAAAAAATCATACACAAAATTTAACAGCAGGAACTACTACATACACTGCACCCTCCGATGCTTCAGATGTTTTAGAATTAGTTTTTAGAAAAATTGATGGTAGTACAACGACAGATACCAGTATGACTAAAATATCAAGATCAGAATATGAGAATGTTCCTAACAAATTTTCACAAGGACAACCAAGTCAATATTTTATACAAAGAAATTTATCTAATGTAGCTATAAATTTATATCAAACACCAGATACTACAGACACACAAATTAATTATTTTTACGTGGGAAGAATAGAAGATGTCGGAGAATATACAAATGAACCAGATGCACCTTTTAGATTTCTACCATGCACTGTTGCAGGTCTTGCATATTATTTAGGGCAAGAGGTTGCACCAGAAAAATCACAAGAATTAGAAAGAAGATATGAGGCAGAATTACAAAGAGCATTGACAGAAGATAGTCAATCAACCTCTGTAAATATTGTGCCTAGAAGTTTTTACGTGGGGTAATATATGACCTTTGCAAATGGTAATCGTGCTATAGCTTTATGTGATAGATGTGGCCAACAATATAAATATCTACAATTAAGACAAGAATGGAATGGCCTTTTTACTTGTCCAAGTTGTTTTGAACCTAAGCACCCACAACTAGATCCCGCTTATCATGCAGCAGATGCAATCGCACTGAAAGACCCTAGACCGGCAAGACAAGAACCAGTCACTGTTTTTGTTGGTGCACCAGGTGACTCTGCATTTACATCAGATGGTATGATACCGTCTGAACAAAGCACGGAGTTGCTAATTGGATCAACTCTTGGTACAGTGAGTGTGGTGATAACATGAATTATACTGAGCTATTAGATAATGTAAGAAACTACACAGAGGTTACATCTGATGTTTTATCTAATACTATTGTGAATGTTTTTTTAACTAATATAGAAAATCAAATAGACAGACTAGTAGATACAGATGCCCAAAGGAGATATGCAACATCTACCTTTGAAGCTAACAATAGTTTTTTAGATGTATCTGGACCAGA